CTTGAGAGTTGATGGAAACCACTCAGTAAATGCTGCTGATCTTGCAAAGCATTGCCATATGATTGGTGTGATAAGAATACCTTACTGGATTAATAAGGAAATTTCAAATGCAGAACTAAGTACTTTCTGTAATCTTCGTAACCCAAGATCAAAAGTCAGAAGAAAAGAAACTGATGAAGCCACTGCTATCAAGTTTGTACTTGAAAACTATAACAAAGAGGGTATCCCAATAGATTCTGAATCAAACCTTGAGGTCTTGAAGGCGATAGGTTTCACTGGTACTTGGTACAAAGGAACTATCAAAAGGGTTAAAGATAAGGTCAATAATCTTATTAAAAAAGAGGAAGGAAGAGAGAATGGCCAAATATGGATTAACTATCTTGCCTCTCCACATAACAAAACTATAGAGGCAGCTGTCAAAAAGTTTGAAAACAAAGAGGGTTGGTGCTCTCTTAAATGTTCATCTGCTTACTTTAGGTACGATAGAGCGTTGGAAAAAATCTATGATGCAAACAAAGTAGCAGAACTATCGGGAGAACCGCCAGTTTCAAATTGCAAAATGTGGATTTATCATTCAACTCCTACTGATAAAGAAAATTGGGAAGAGAATATGGCTCCTAAGTGGTTAAAGATCGCTAGAGATACTACAGCAGATAATATCAATATTGATGTTACTATTATGCCATGTACTACAGATGATATTCATAGTGACAGTTAATGAATATAGAAGTTTACGATAACTTCCTACCAGAAGAAGTGTTTACGCCCATCAGAGATTATGTCTTTGGTGGGCGTATGCCATGGTATTATATGGATATGTCAGTAAAGAAAGGCGATGGTTGCCCACAATTTTCTCATGGATTATATGGCGACTCAGAACCAAGATCAGAGACATATAACCTAGTTAAACCAATATTTGCAACTCTTAATCCATTTGCAATACACAGAGTTAAGTTTAATGCAACATCAAGAACTACAGAGATACAAGAGAAACCATTACACGTTGACATTACGGGGCCAAGTGATAGTCCAGAACCTCCCTTTGAGAACGTGCCTGACTACAATATTTGTGTGATATATTTCAATGACAACAACGGATATACATACTTTGAGGACGGACAAAAGGTGGTGTCAAAAGAAAATAGGGCAGTGATATTTCCAGGCAATTTTCTCCACGCTGGAACATCATGTACAGATGCCTCCTTGAGAGTGGTACTCAACATAGATTATTCAAAATGGTGCTGAAATGGATTTATTTCCTACATTATTAGAAGAATATGATCTCACAGGTGCGCCTGGTGTAGATGAATTTATAAGTCATGTAAAAACTAATGGTCAAAGTCATGAACACTCATTAGCAGTAGGTGGTGTGAGTTCTCATGGTGGCTGGGATCCACTTAGGGATCGGGTTTCTCAACCAATGCTGACTACATTTCAAGAGTGTTGTAATCATTTCTCTGAAAAGATAGGTAACTGGCCTATAGTGATTAGTGGTTCATGGTTCAACATACTACCCAAAGGTGGCAGAACAGAGAGACATAGGCATGAGTCAAGTGTGATAAGTGGAGCATTCTATCTCGATCTACCAGAGGGAGACTTTGGTAAATTTTTCGTGGTATCGCCATTGCAACCATATATGATGTGTGTTCATAATGTGAGAGAAACACCCTATGGACAGTATTTCTATGATGTGCCTATCAAAGAAAAACATTTATACTTATTTCCCTCGTGGTTAGAACATGGTAGTAGAACAAATAATACTGAACATGATAGGTGGACAGTAAGTTTTAATACCTCTGCTTGTTCACAGGAAATGTTAGACCCTAATTTTGTGGAGTCTGTATGGGGAAAAGGACATGAGGGTAGTTGACATACTGCCAGTGCAATTAGGTGTAGTGATGTACCCAGAGCATGATAAAGTTAAGTCGTTATTGATTGATGAGATTGAAAGTCATGGTGATGAATACGAACATAAAAAAATAGATGCTGTCACCAAATCACTTGAACACCTAGATTACTATTCGCCGTTATCAAATGACAAGTACAAAGAGTTTAGAGAGTGGATAGAACTACAGGCAGAGATATATGCCAAGAATATATTAGGTTATGATACATCAAATTTCTTTTTAACTGACAGTTGGATAAATGTATGTGATGCTGGTGGCAAACAACTACCACATTTCCATATAAATGCCGCCGTGTGTGCCTTATATTATGTCAACTTTGATGATTCGTCACACTCGCCAACTTATTTTTATCGTCCTAATGAGAGTCAAAAATATCCTGATTATTATTCATATATGTTGACTAATCATAAGCATACCAAGTATAATGATATTAATGAAGTGGTAGGATTGGAAGGATCGTTGATCCTGTGGCCATCTAATTGTGTACATGGTTATAGAACTAATCACACAGACAATAGAATTACTATATCCAGTAATCTTATGCCTAGATATATTAATTCTTTTGAAGTTATGCCACTAACAAAAGATGAGAGACACACTGCCATGACCACGTTTAGATCAGGGCAATTATGGGATAATCCCAATTTATAATATGGAAGTTATTAACGTACTACCTACGCCAGTGGCGATCATACCCTGCCCCTTTCACATCAAAGTAAAGGAGTCAGTTTTACAGGAGATAGAGGAAAAGGGATTTAGTGATCTCTCATATAATACTGGTTCAAAAGATTTAAAACATATTGGACATTATTCAGTATTACATGATGATGCCCTATTTGGTAGATTTAGAAATTGGTGTGAACAACAGGCAGAATTATATGCCAAGGAAGTCAAGGGAGATTATATACAGGAGACAGTTCAAGTTACGGATAGTTGGATAAATGTGGCAGAAAAAGGTGGGTTTCAATATCCACATTTCCACGGCAACTCTTACTTATCTGCCATATATTATGTGAACTTTGATATTGATAAGAAACACATACCTACACATTTTATACAAGATGAGTCAGTATTCACACCGAATATGCCTGCCCTTAATTTTCTGAGAAACAAAGACACGCCCCATAATCAAGTCAATGAAGTGTTGGCAAATGAGGGCGAGTTGATGATATTCCCATCACATATAACACATGGATATGAAAAAAATGAGGGTGAAAATAGAATCACCCTGTCAATGAACCTGATGCCCACTATAGTTACCAATGGGGATTATGGTTGGCGATGTGTGAATTTGAGTTCAAATGAGAGACTTGAGGCATTTAATCATAAAGAGGGGTTGCCAAATAAAAAGTGATCTATTATAATTAGTAAGTGAGAAACAAAACTAACCCTCGCGCTGGCGATTTAGGTATAGACTCCTGAGTTGTGTATTCAGAAATGCGGCAACTGGTTTTTGTTTCTCGACACCCTACTTATTTTAATCATGGCACATTGGCAAGCAGTTGTTAAAATTAACAACAGACTATTCAGAACACAGTTTGAGAGTCTTAGTAATTTTGGTGCTGATGCCAAGGCAGAGGCGATAGGTAGATATGGAACAGAGGATATTCAGTTGTTTCCTAGTTCCAAGAGGCAGTGACAATTATATTAGTGACACAATGTAGTTGACAGTATCGAGACAAGATACTATAATGAAGATGTAAGAGAGAGGGTTTGTGTTTGTTCCTCTGCTCTTACATCTTTTTTTATTTCAGACACAATTAAAACACAATGTCAAATTTAGTATTTTATCAAGCAACTCAAAAAGTCAAGGTGTTACAATGGACAGAGAAACTATGTCGTTGCCTTGAACAACAGTATAGAGATTATTCATTACGCTCTATCGTTAATAATCAAAACATGGCAGATAAACCTGACCCATTTCTACAGGAAAAGGTTACTCAGATTGAATCGGGAGAAGATGATAGAATTAGTTTTTTCATAGAAAAAGGCAGAAAATACTACAAAGTTTGCCTACGTTGGAAACAAGTCAATCGTCAGTTTAAAGATGACATAAGTGTTCATTGCTTTGTTGATAAATTGACAGGAGAAGTATATAAACCAGCAGGGTGGAAGAAACCCGCTAAACACGTTAGATTTAATATGAGTGATGACATCAACAGAGCAAAACTCTATAATGTGTGTGATTGGGCGGGTGGTTATCTCTACCTGAGATAATGCCTGACATACTAAATAACTAAAAAGAATTAATTATGGTTTACGATTCACTTACTTCTGATACAGAGACACTAACTAAGGTTAAGTTAAACCAAGTAGATAGAACTAAGAAACAACTACAATTAGCAATGAAAACCATTGGCAATCTTGATGAGAGATTAACTGATCTAGAGGCAATGGTTCAAGCGGCACTATTCAAACAACAAGATGACATTAAGGCACTTGTTATTCAAGTCAATGAACTAAAAGGTCAACTTGAACTCAAGGAAGCATCAAAGAAATTTGATATGGACGCTATGCCTGCCCAGTATGGCGGTGCTGGTGCGCCTCCAGTTGGATAGTTGCCAAACTACTCATAATATGTAATACTAAGTTTGAACACACAATTTTTTTTATGGAAGATGAAATGATTGATCTCTATGAGATCGCTGAATCAAATGATGATTGGATTCATTCAATAGAGGGAGTCGAGGAAGTATTCGACCCTGAGACACAGAAACTACTAGCACAGTTCTAAAACTGTCACAATGCTCCTTGAATCAAGGGGCATTTTTTATTATACTATGGTTATTGACACAAACACTATGGAATTGAGAGATCATCAAAAAGACATTATACAGTTGATGACAACAGAACCAAAAGGCAAGATACTTGTGCCTACTGGTGGTGGTAAGACAATGTGTATGATTCAAGATGCTAAGTGGCGTTTCAGTATGCCTGTGCCTCAGACTATAGTTGTTGTTGCTCCTAGAATACTATTGGCAAATCAATTATGTTCAGAGTTCCTTGAGCATATTGACAATACAGAGGTGCTTCATGTACATAGTGGAGACACACACCATTTCAAGACTACTAAACCAAAAACTATGGAGAAGTGGTATCACAATACTGTAAAGAACATATTGATATTTACAACATATCATTCACTTCACAGAATAGAGGAAGCACAGGATATTGAGGTGGACACAATTTATTTTGATGAGTCACACAATGCTGTACAGAGTAATTTCTTACCCGCTGTCAAACATTTCTCAAAGTATGCCAATCGTAAGTACTTTTTTACTGCTACACCTAAGAACAGTAATATTCCAGACATGGGTATGAATGGCAAAACATTTGGTAAAGTGATTGCTCAAGTGCCTGCTCCTGATTTGATTGCTAAAGGTTATATTATACCGCCAAAAGTCAAGGCAGTAAAATATCCAGTTGGACATTTTCAGAGTCAGGAAGAAATTGATAAGAAAGTTATCCTTGATGCTCTCAAGAATGAGAAACACATGGACAAAGTGTTGGTCACTGCCAAGTCAACAGCAAACATTCGTAACCTTATCACAAAGACAGACTTTCAGGCAATATGCCACACTATGAAATACAATGTAATGTGGATTACATCAAAGTATGGTGCTATCATCAATGGTAAAAAAGTAAACAGAGAAACATTTTTCAATTTGATGAACAAGTGGGGCAGTGATGA